CTTTGGAGATTTACTCGTTCTGACCTTACTTAGCCTACTTGGCTTGCTTGTCCTGCTGGATACACCGAGTTTCACCGCTTTACCACGCTTCTTATAAACCTTTGGTTTCAGGTCTTTAACCGTGGCTGGCACCGCTGCCCGGACTGGATTGATCCTTGGCTTCTTGTTGGCACCACCGGCGAACAAGTCAGCCTCGGTCATAACCGAGAAATCAATACCCCGACGCATAGCCCATGCCTGGGCGGCTGCCCACTTGGCATCGTTCTGCATCTTGGTGACGGAATCATTCGAGTTCCTGACGAACCCCTGGTCAGCCTCATGCAGTGGCTTGATCTCAATCAACTTAGTCACGGTTGCCCCACCCTTCTGGATAAGCGTCACCAGGAAGTCCGGGAGATAAATCGATTGTGTCTTGTTAGCCTTGGTCGGGTTACTGTATGGAATTTTTACCGGTTCGTATGACCACTGTAATACATCCGGGTGATTATCACAGTACCTCATGAACTCAAGTTCCCAGGATGACTTAGCCACGATGGGGAACAGCCCGTTATATTTCTCTGGGTTCTCCGGAGTGAACTGTGTGCGGATTCCCCTAGCCATTATACAGTCGGTTTCTTAGCATTGGCGATCCATGTATCCAATCTTTTTATTTGCGCTCTGGAGTTAATGATAGTACTTTGTGCATCACCAAGTCCTTCCAATACAACTAAACGCCTCTGTCGATATGATTCCTTTTCAGCTGGCGAAAGGTTCGGACCTTCCCTACTAGATTCAAATAATATACGGGTTATCTCTATATCTTCTGCTCGGTATTCGTCAAACAATACTTCATTTTTTCTCAATACATCTTCCCAGTTATCACGCTCCTGTTCCAGTAGTCCTACTTCAACCGGTGGGGTTATGGAATTCGCAACAGGAGTTTCCTCAGCTGCCGACTGCTTCTTAATATTCTCAACAGCACTCTGGGTAGCCGGAGCGGCCTGCTCGATCTTCTGAGCTTCAGCAACGACTGCCGTGGAAGCGTTTAGCTCCGCATTGAGTGCCTTCAGTTTATTGGTAAGCCTAGTTTTTTCAAACTCTATTTCCGGGTCATCACCACCAGTACTTGATGTTCGGGCTGCGATACCGGTAAGTTCACCACGGACCAGTTCTATCTCGTCCTCGATTTCACCCGGTGGTCTACCAGACGGGGTTACCGGTGCCGGTACAGGTACTATTGTCTGCGGCGGTTCGGCATCTGGTAATGGTGTCATCGGATTAGGTGATACCTTGGATACTGGAAGCGATCCGGATGTTGGTACATCTTCCATAGCACCATGTGTATTGGGGAAGAAGTCGTTTGTGATCTCTTCAGATGGTCGCACTCCGGTCAATGACTCAATAGCGTCAGCAACCTCCAATCTGTTCCTACCGATGATGAAATAATAATTCTCATATTCAAAGTTCATCGTTATCTCTACTTTAGAGGTACGGTCATCCACATCCAGACCAGCATGGTCAAATGTCGTAACAACAGGCTTGTAGAAATAATAAATGTTGACAGAGTTTGGATCGATACCAAGATCATATATCACAATACTGTCAAAGAAATGTCGTTTGTAGTTTGGCTTCAGCCGCATCCCCATAGATGGTCTTGTGTTCATATTGGCACGGGGGTCCGGTGTTTCAGCATTTGCCACGAGATGGTTGTACCCTACATTAGGCTGGTCGTTTGAGAATGCGTTATCGGCAAAACCTTTATTAAAGTTTGGCGGCGGGACTGGACCAGCACCACTTGTATTACCAGCCGTTATAAGCTGTGATCCAACGTCCCCGGAATGTGAATAAAAGTTAATGTACTCTTTCATAAGAGCCGTCGTAATCGATGTGTTATCATCATCGAACGTCATAGATGCCGGTGGGAATTCCATCTTGGTCGGCAGCTTCACGTACTTGTTGTATGAGCGCAGGGTTTCCACGGCGAACGCTGGCTTAGGATGATCAATACGCTTTAACTGAGTATAGAGGTACCCATCAGTTATGAACCTCGGGATATTAGTAATCGCAACACCGTTTAGGAGAGCATCTGGGTTTATATTAAACTGTACACCATAGGTATATTTCTGGCGTGGGATTATCATCGGACGAATCGATATGCGATTGGATGCATAGTTTACAAATGGGAATCCAGGCAAAGCCCCATGCGTGGTGTCGCCCTGTCCGGGAGTGGCTGCATTTTGTGTGCCAAATCCTAATTTATTCTTAACAGTTTCGACTTTGGTCTGTACGAAGTCTTGTAGTGTATCTAATGCACCCATTAAGCTTGTTCCCATTTTTCTAGTATTAGTAAATATATTTACTTCGATATTACTAATAAAATGAGGATACTATGAAAATTGAGGTTAAACAGGGCAATGTTGAGCGTGCCTTACGCAAACTAAAGAAGAAAATGTTCGATGGTGGAACCATCCAGGAACTATCTGATCGCCGCCATTTCATCAAACCATCCGAACGGAAGCGTCTTAAAAGAAAAGAAGTCATCCGTCAGAACCAACGTCAGATCAAGAAAGAAAAACTCAAGTATTCCCAGAACATGCGATAACAAAAAGGCTCCCGAAGGAGCCTTTCTGAGTTACTTTCCGATTGGTTCGGATTAAAGATTGATACCGAAGCTTCCGCCACCGCCACCAACACTAAGACCAAACGCACCGTTACCAACGGAGAATCCACCGTCACCGATGGAGATGTTAAATCCACCACTTCCGGTACCGGTCGAACCCACTCCATCCTGGGACTGGATTTCGTCAGTGTGACGATAGGTACCCATACGCAGACCGTTCTGGTCGAATGAGATAACGTTGTCATAACGGATGGTAAGTTGAATTTCCATCGCATTGGCATCTTCGTAGGTCATTTCACCAAGGTCAGAGCCTGTGATCATGCAACCAGAGTAGGAATGCTTCTGGACGATGTTCGGATCAGCAGCTGTACCACCGGCGCTTGCGCCACCAGCCAGTACGTCAAGGTCAAGTTCGAACTTGTAGTTCTCACCAGCACGACTCATGGTCTGGTCGAAGAAGTTCTGCTGCTTGGAAATCTGGTTCTGAACCCTACGCATTGCGGAGTTGGTGATGTCATCAAACAACGTAAGTGTGAGTTCCTGCCATTCACCACGTGTTGCCACATAGACGGTGGATACATAAGAACGGATTGCCTGCTCGTCGAATTTGAGACTTGGGCGACCGATCTTGCGTGTCTGGCGAGTCATGTCATATGGTGCTGGCTCGTTGCCGAGACCAAAGTTGAAAAACAGCGTCCTATAGCGGTTGCTGAAGATTGGTTGCAATACGGCTGAGCGGTCACCATTAAGACCAGGAACGCCGAAGTTTGCGAGTGAATTTACAGTCATTTTATTTATTCCCCATATAACATTCTTGTAAGGATTATTTACCTTATGCAGAGTATTTAGGGGGATAAGTACGGCTGTTTTCTAATCCATCACATAAATCGAGCTAATAGACTCGTCGGCGTGTGCCCTTCTTACTGTTTCTCCAAGGCTTTCCGCCAGAGAAACGATGCGTATCTTATCACAATCCTTTGCCCTGGCGTGTAGTGGTATGGTGTCAGCCACCACCAACTCAGACAGGACAGAATTGTTCAGGTTATCAATAGCTCCCCCGGATAATACCGGGTGCGTACAGTACGCCGATACGCCCGTGGCTCCATGATCCATGAGCGCAACCGCACCCTTACACAGCGTCCCGGCAGTGTCCACTAGGTCATCCACCAGTATACAATGGTTTCCTTCAACGTCGCCCAGCACGTTCATCACTTCGGACACATTCGCCTTCTGTCGGCGTTTGTCGATGACGGCAAGATCAACTTCCAGCTGCTTACCGAATGAGCGGGCTCGCTCGGTACCACCAGCATCTGGTGAGACCACCATCGTGTTTTTGGTTTCGTACCGTTGATAGATGTCTGCCGCAAACATGGATGAGGCGCTTACGTTTATTAGTGGGATATCGTACATCCCCTGAATCTGAACAGAGTGAAGGTCAACGGTTATAACAGAGTTGATACCAGCCGCCTGGATCATGTCGGCAACCAGCCGTGCGGAGATTGGCATCCTACGAAATTTGGGGCGACGATCCTGCCGGGAGTATCCCAGGTACGGGATTACTGCGGTAATCGACCTAGCTGAGGAACGCTTCAATGCGTCAGCGGTCAGGAGAAGTTCCATGAGATTGTCGTTGACTGGCACGCAGGTTGACTGAATAATGTAGACATCCTTACCACGAACTGAATCGAAAATCTCCACGGATATTTCGTTGTCGCTGAAAGTGGTGATTTCGTTTTTGGCGAGTACTTTCCATGGCCTCCGCCCGCCTAATAACCTGGAGATTTTATTTGCTAATCCAGGAACTGAAGTCCCGGCGACAATAACCATGTCTTCGTCAACCATTGCAAGCCTCTTATATACTGGTTTTACCGTAAAAGAAATATGGAATAGCGTTCTCGATCTTCCATTTGATGATATCAGTTTCATCTGACTTTTTCAAGTGCCCGATGATGGTTTTTACCACATCGTTGTGGGTGACGATCAAAATGTTTTTGTTATCGTCAGCCAATGGGAATGCATTTTCTTTCAGGAATGGGATTACTCGCTGCTCGACATCCTGCAACGACTCTCCCTGTGGTGGTGCTTCAAAGTAATCACGATTCCACAGCTTGTATTTTTTGGGCGGAAGCTGTTTGCGCACCACTGGATACGGCGAGCCTTCTAAGGAACCGAAGGAACGTTCCCTAAGTTCTTGAACCAGAACGAGTTCAACATTATCAGAAAAGTGGTTGCCGGACAGCACAATATTGGCAGTGTCCTGGCACCTCTCCAGGTCGGAGCAGAATACAACATCAATGTCGTAATCAGCCAAACTCTTACCAGCCTCGATGGCTTCCAGTTTCCCACCCTCAGACAGCGGGTCGTTGACCTGCCCGGAAACTATATTGTCATCCTGTGCAGTCGAGGCACCATGGCTGAGTAGGATTAGCATGTGTTCACTGTGTAAATCATTGGTGTGTTGATATCTCTATCGTTCCATAACTTGTTCATATTCTCAAAGAAAGTTTCACCGAGTTGGGATTCTTCGATCAGTGATGCCATATAACATTCCAGTGAATACCGTGCGGTGCTGTCGGAGATGTGCTTGTCCAGAAAGTCATCAAACTCGATGAAGTTGCCAGAAAACTGTCGTTCGTTGATATCGTCGGTGTCATTCGTTATGTTATACTTAATGACCCCGTGTTGCTGAGTTACATCAGTTTCTTCGAATCCAACACCACGGTTACCGGGCGTAGGCTCGATAAAGCTCTCGGCGAAAAACTCGAAGGCAATGCTGTGCTTTTTCAGTTTCACCTGGATGTATTTACGTTTACCCAAACCATAAAAAGGATAACCGTTCAACGGCTTAGCATCTTCAAGTAGCTTAGCGAACGAGTTTAGGCTCTTCAGTTCCGGCTCGGTGTTTACTACCTCACCTCCTGATCCTGTTATCATCATGTCATCCAATATATGGGCTCCCAACAAAAAGGGGCATGACATTAATATGGTCACGCCCCTCTATTTTGTCAATACCTACTCCGGACTTAGAACGGGAATTCGTCGCCGGTGCCAAGTATTGTGATTGGTACGAAGATGAACTCGATGCTCTTGGCAGGCTTGATAGCCACGTCAACAAACATTTGGTTCTGATCGATAGCTGAAGGCGGGTTGTTAGCCTCGTCGCAACGAACCGCATAGTCAAACAGCGCACGCAGGGACTTAAGACCAGCAAGATACCTTTCGGTAACAACCGTTGCAGAGCGACGGGTGACCGGATCGTTGATCTCGAACAGGAACGGCTCCAGGAGACGGGTCAGGTCGTACTTCATCTTGGCGATGAGACGTGCGACGTTGATACGGTCCAGTGCTGTTGCGGTTGCTGCATTGGTCTTCTGACCAAAGACAGTCAAACCACGGTTCGGGATGAACGCAATCGGGTTGATGTTGTTCTCATAGAGAACGTCACGCTGGGTTTTGATCAACTGTAATGGCGTGTACTCGCCATCGTTGTTCAGGTAACCAACGGAAGCTGCATTGTCAACACGTCCACGGGTGTAACCAGCAGGCGGGAACCAAGGTGCGGAAACCTGATCGCTGTAACCGATGGTGCGCAGAGCCATATGTGAAGGCGGGACGAACACGTCGTTGCCATCAACGTTGGCTGAAATACCCCAGGGGTAGTAGAAACCAGAGTAGACAGACGGTGCGGAAGCAAAGCCATCTTCGCCGGTGGACACAACATTGTTTGCGTTGGTGACCCACTCGGATGCTGTAACTTCACGACCAGTCGGGATGCCATTTGGAATCATGAACTTCGGAGTATCAGCAACGATGAAGCTGACTTCGTTGTTGTCGGTATTCAGAGCATTCATCTCGTCGTACAGTTCCGGGTAACCAGGACTGGTGATGAGCTGGAAGTAGTTTACTTCAGCACGAATCTCGTCGTTTACTACCAGTGTTGCCTGCATCTTCTCAACAACGATCTCACGCTGCGAGCGACGACCGAAGGTGTCACCAGTTGCAGGAGCCCAGAAGTTTCCGGTCTCAGCAACGACGTTGTAGGCGGAACCATCAAACGTTACGGTTACGGCTTCAAACGAAGGATCGTAAACCTTAACAGTGTTGCGGGTCTTAGACTCACCGGTGTTCATCCAGTAAGTTCCGTTCACAACTGCGGAGGCAACCGGGTCATCGGACTGGATAAGAACAGCACTTGTGATGTCAACCCACACGGTGCCTTCCCAACGCTTGATGATAGGCCAGTTGTCCAGGTTGTCAGCAGTAGCGATGTCAACCCAGATGGCACCAACATTAGGGAATGAAGGGGCGGAGCCAGAAATAACTTTCTGCAATGCTGTGGGGTTGGAGACGGTAGTCGTCTCAACCGGTACCCACTGGTTTCCATAACCATAATCGGTTCCTTCGACATACAGACCGAAGGTAAGGATGTTGTCATCGAACCAATATGTTCCAGTGTCAGGCTCGCTTACTGGAGCATCGTCCTGTACAAAGACAGGGAGCGGGATGAACTCAAGACCGGTGCCAACATAGAGCGGGCGGGCGGCAGTGACGTTGATGAAAGAAATATCTTCCCAAATAACACCCTCATTCGGAACAGGCATGACAGGATCACGAATGATAGCCTGTGTTACCCATACACCATCAGATGCACGGAAGCGTTTCAGCTGTAAGTTGGTGCCGCCAGCGGAAGAAGTTGTTTTGTACCAGAAGTCACCAACGTCGGGAGTAACCGGACCAGACGGGGAAACGTGAAGGTTGGTTGTTGCGCCATATTCAGCCTGAAGGTTGGCATCAGTGGCTGTGCGCCAGATACCACCGTTCTTAAACATTATTGCGCCATCAGCAGTGGAATAATCAAATGCCCAATCACCATCAGCGCCGTCGGCTGCTGTAGGAGCAACGGTGTAAACGTTAAAAGTAACTGCCTGCCATGTGGCACCAACCAGACGGAAGATACCACCAACGACTGCATCCTTATCAATCCAATAGGTGCTGTCAGGCGGAGGAGAAACTGGCTCCTGGTCGGTAGTGAGAAGCTCACCGAGGTCGAGGTCTGCACGTATGACGAATGCTCTGCTGCCCTGTCCAAGGAAGGAGTGAGCTGCAAGGAGACCGTATTCGTTGGTCTCGTCGCCGTTTACGGGATCGCCGTCGGCTGTTACGAAAACTGGATTACCATAACTCTGAAGCAACTCACGTTGTGAGGAGATTACTCGGAGTTTATTAGATTCTGTTGTACCAGCAGCGGTGCCTGCACCGTCTGGTGTGATCTTGTTTGCCCTGGTAGCAAATACAAACAGCGGAACCGTCTGCGGGCTGGGCTCAGAATAGATGCTCTGGTCATTTACGGTTACTGAAACATTTGGAGATGTCATTTCTTTTATTCCTCTACCCTGAAATTAGTCGTGGATACCAATATTTACTAAGGTAACTGTTTTCTAATGTTTGTTTAGCACAAATTGTCGTCTGGATCGCCGTTACCCGGTGGTTGGAGAGATTCCATGAACTGAACATCCTCCTCATCTGCTTTTATTACACAACCATCCAGTGGTCGATATTCATCAAAATCGTTGCCGTCTTCCATGTCGAAAATAGTAAAGTCCACTTCATAAATGTGTTTAGTTTCGTATACTTTCGCTGGCGGAGATATCCATACAACGGTGTCAAACGTCAGCGTATAGGTATACAACGGATCGACTTCAGTTCCGCTCGGCACCACCTT